GCCAATGTAGGGATTTCTCCGTTTGCGGCGACATCGTAAAGTGGGGCGCCCATATTCAGTTGGGCAATTGTCCCGCCCCATTCATCCACCAATTGAGAGGCCGTCGATCCAGTTTTTAACGAGATCTGGAGAGGCGTCAGCTCCTTCTTTCGGACACAGGATTTCTGCAACTGAGACGGGCTCAGAACCGCATGCAGGGTGGTTTTTACTAGTTCTACTTCCATCTTTTTTTAATTTTTCAAGTTCAATATTCAACCAGTTTGCGAAGTGTGACATGGCATCCCTGGGGGACTTAGTTGTCTCTCCTCCGTTTTGGAGCCTACGGAAGAACCTGTCCAGAAATTCATAAAACAGCTCCGGGCTGAAATCCGGGTAATCCAGACGGATGTTCATGCAAAACTGCTCCATCCACGGGATGTTTGTTCGCAGTTCCTGGTAACATTCCGTTAAAGACTTGTCCAGAAAAAGATCGATTCCGGATATTTTCCCCTCATGCGCGGGAGAGGGAGGGAAATCTGTTTTAGTTTTAGTTTCTGTTTTATTATAGTCTGGCGCATCGGCTGGTGTATCCACTGGTTGGTCGACTGGCGCATCCCCTGACTTTTGGGCTGGCGGAACTACTGGAATATCTCCGGTAGTCTGACCCTTTCCAGGCGGCTCGTCTTTAAATTTCCTGGAAAAAGAGTATGAACCGACCGACCGTTTGCTTTTTCCTGATTTATAATAAAGCAGTCCCGCATTAATCAGGGATAAACGCGCCCGGATAAGGGTCTTCTCGTCGATATTCAGGCTGAAGCATAGTTCGATGTTAGAGCAACTGAAAACGTCCTCCCAGCCCTCGCTATTACAAACGGCAACTAATTCGTAGAACAGTGCCTGCTCGGTAGCGGTTAGCCGATTACGTCTGCGTGCTTTACGCATCTTTTCTGTTAAGCTGTATCCGTCCATGTGGTTATTTTTTTTATTCATTTGAAGTATAATTATCTTTTAGATACAATTTCTTTCGGTGTGTACCTTTCATCGGTAGCAGCAGCCGATCTTTCAAAACTTGTGTTCATTTCCTTCATACGATTTACTTTAAATTATCCTTGTACTCTGTGAGTAATTCTCTCGTTTTATCAGACATTATTTCTGTTTTAAGAATACCCTCAATCTCTTTCTTTTCAACGCCAGCAGCTTTGAGTTGCGCATTTGCTGTCACGTCAAAGTCACGTTGTATTTGCGCTAATTCATCCGTATAGGATAAAAAGCAGTTCCACCATCCTTTATCGAATTGCTTCATTTCTGTTATGTTATTAATCATTGTAAAATTGAGGATAATACCCTTTTAGATTCTCTCCTATTCTTCCATTTTTTTGTATTTCGTCAAATTCCATTAACACAATAGAAATGTAGGTCACATTTTCTTTCTTATAAAATGATCGTTCAATAACTGTTGCATGACCATAAATGGAAAAAAGACGTTGTTTTTCATCCCAATTCAACCCTGGAATAAACTCTTCAATCTCAAAATAGTCTCCGATGGATGGCGGTATAATTGAAGAGTCCCAATCAATAGTAAAGACTGATTCTTCTAACTGATCTGATACTTTAAGACATAGCGAACCAACGCATTCAAAAATTAATTTAAAGCTTTTCTTTTCTGTATTATTTCTACTTAAAACTCGACGAATCAATACTCCCAATAAATAGCCTGTAACTGACCCTACTATTATACTCGGCAGGTTGAAGTTTATTGATGCTTCCCAGTTACGATCTGAAAAGATCACTACGAAAGAAAGGCACACAACGATTACCATTAGGCAAACGATTATATTCCACTTATGGGAAATGACTCTTTTAAAGTAGTCAGAAGTTATAATTTCATTCATTTTTGTACTGGATTTGAATTAAACTATGCTGCCACTTTTCTTAATTCTCGTAGTTTCCTGCCGACAGCTTCGCAGAGAACTCGTGCCATCGTCACCTCTACCGCATTCCCAATAAACTTCTTCTGTTCGGCTTGTGTACCGATCAGTCTATAGTCTTTTGGAAATCCCATGATTTGTTTAAGTTCAGGTATCTTAAGCATACGCATCAAGATATCAACTATGCCATACAGAGCCATGAACTCCTTTATCTTCCGGGTCATGGGGCTATCGCTTTCATATACCCTAATAAGAAAATCACCTTCTTGCGTACATACCAAGTAAGGTGGCATCTTATCCATGCGTGCGATGAGAGTAAAGCATGGATTTTCTATATTGCCGCCGGCAGACATAAACTGTGGATTCATCAGGTAGTGCCACTTTCGGTTGGCGGTGATAACTGGTGCAGGATCATCTATCTGGCTGCCGATATTCCCGAAGTTAGTATTCATTACCCACGGACGACAGCTAACAAGGTTATACTTTGGATTGGAGGTTAAGGCTCCCAATGGTCGGTTAAGTCCAGTAGGCTTACTTTGCCCGAATTGCTGATCCATAAACTGGCAACTAACAAGGCGTTGTTTCGGGTTTGCCAGTATAGCCGGAGATGGTTGATTTACATCTGAATGTTGACCGCCACCTGAATAATAATTCATAAAGAACGGACTTACAAGCGAAAGCCTATCTTTAGTCAGTAGTGTTGGGCACGGAGCATCTATATCTTTCCCAGTATCGTTAAAGTTGTATGAACAAAGAAATTTCGGACTCACATAATTAAACCTGTCTTTGGTTGGTACTGTCGGACATGGCTTATCTACCTGGCTGACATTATCGCCATTGCCATAATACGCAGCGAGGAACTTCGCACCTACCAAAGCATGATTATCCTTGCACTTGACAGTATGTGCGGGTCCATCAATAGGAATATTCTTACTTTCCGGGTGACCACTGAAATACTTTGAGAGGAAATGACAGTCTACCTTTGCAAATCGGTTGTTAGTAGTAAGCACTCCACAAGGTTCTTCTACTGATTTACAAATATCTTGAGGACGACATGTATTGTATCTGGAAAGGAACTGAGCATTTACTACACCTAAACGTCCTTGGCAACTGATGGTTGGGCATGGTTCGTCTATTCCGGGAGGAATATGTTTTCCAGTCTTTCCGTTGATTGAGTTATATTTCAGTAGCCATTTATCTTTTCCACCTGCTACAAACTTAATGAGACCAGCATAGATGCGTTCAAGTGTTTTCTCTGACAATGGCTTCTTCCGGGTGAAGATACTTGTTCCTTCGTCTTCAAAATCTAATACATCCTTTACAGGTTTCCATTTTGCAAGGCTGCCGAACATATCTTGCTTACCTTCTTTGCAGTGGGTGGGTTCTGGAAACACAATTGGTAGCTCATTCTTGGCAAAGATGCCAAAAAAACGCTTCCGACTGGTGTATGCTCCATAGTCAGCAGCATTCATTATCCGGTGATCGAAGTTATATCCATAAGATTTCACGTTATGCACCCAACGGGTGTAGTCTTCTCCTTTGTTCATGGAGATTGGCCTACCATTCTCATCCATCGGGCCCCATGACATGAACTCTTCTACATTTTCAATCTGGATATAATCTGGGTTAAGGGATTCGATATAACGAAAAAGATGTTCGGCCAGTGTCCGGCTGTCTGCGTCCCGAGGCTGGCCACCTTTGGCTTTTGAGAAATTCGTACACTCTAAGGATGCCCAAAGTACCAAGCGAGCTTCCGGATATAATTGCTTCATCCGTTGTACGTGTGTAACCAGTGGAGAAAGCTCAAGCGTTCGAATATCTTCTGTGAAGTGCATCGCCTCCGGATGGTTAGCCGCATGACTGGCAATGGCATTGGCGTCATGATTGACACAGGCAATTACTTTTGCACATTGTTCTCCATTTATTCGGGCAGATTCAACACCGGTAGAGGTTCCACCAGCTCCACAGAATAAATCAATGTATAGCAGGTCTATAGTATTCATTTCTGTTTAGTTTTGAGGGTTATTTACTTTCTTCTTTGGCTGTTTCTAAAGGGCAATCTTTCGATATGGAAGATTCTACTTCATTGGCAAGGTAGGCAACTTTATTGCGACCCAAACAGACATCTTTCAATTTTCTATCAATGACTATTCTTTTGAAGTACGGACAATGTACGCAATCTTCTATTATCAATATTTTCTTCATATCTAATCACGTTTTACGCCAAATGGCTATTAATAAACTTTTCCTTTAATTTAATTGCTCGCATTGCGCCGAACCGAGCGACTTGTAGCTGTTCTTCAAGAAATAACTTACGATATGGGTGTTGTTCGGTGAAGTGATACGAATAATTTCCATCGTGAGTAATCCATCGATGTCCGTGGAGTGTTATTTTTAAATCTTCATCGTATGTTATTATCCCTGTATAGTCAGCCTTTAGTTCATCCAGTTTATCGTAAACTTGTTTAAGCAAGCATTCTGGAACACAGTAATAGAAATACTTGATAATGCCTCTTCCTTCGTGAGT